TTTTTATCAAAACGCTGTACCGCTTCAAACTGTAGCGTATCAAAATCAATGTCCGTAGTTGGGTATGCGGTTTTTAATTCAGATATAATTTGATCTCTACGCCATGTATCTGTATTGTCTTTCACAATATTAGGCGTAATCGTTTCTGGCGCGAACTCCATTAACTCGTTAGTACCGTTTACTGTAGAGGCAGACCATCTTTCTTTTGAGGTGATGATAGCGGCTCGCAAGGCTTTGGCTTGATCATCACCGTTAATAACAAGTTGCGTTTCCATTGAGCGTTTAACAGAGTTCATATACTTACGTTTAGCCGCAGGGAATGCGTCCATGCTGTACCATGATGAAGTTGGATCTGTTATTGTTATCGCCCGCGCTACCTATGCGAATAATTTTTTCTTCTGGGGATACCGCATTATATTGTTTCAATGTTTTAATGGCATCTTCTGCACCGTCTGCACCCTTACCTAACAACTCCATTTGAGTATTAATGATGCTCATGTTATTTTTCTTTCCCGCAGCATAAAGTGCGGAAGGTTTGCTTTGCCCAATCTTATAAGCAACAGAAGCCGCGCCATGCGCAAGCTCACCGTTATTAGAGGTTAGCGCAGCATTAATTTTGTTTTCTAATAACGGAACTTGATTGCCTGTTCGCTCAACAAAACTAACATATAAGTCTGCTTTGCCTAACTTATTAGTTAGAAAATCTTCATCTGATACCGCGTTTAAGCTTGGGTCTTCATTGTTAAAGTTAAGCGTATAGTCTTTTGAATTTTTAGCAGTGTAATTAAATTTATCTAGTAAAAAAGAATCAGACAACGCGGTAATATTAAACTTAGATGTTGCAACAGTTAAACCTTCTTGGTAGTTGCGCTTCTTTGCATCACGATCAGATAAAACCTGTGAACCTTTAACTGCTCCTTCGTAATAACGTTTTAACACTTGCTTGGCAGCAAAATAAACATCTTTTTTAAACTCTTCATCACCACCTAGCTGTTCTGCACTTTTACGCTTCAAGGTATCAAGTGCGGCCTGCCCTGCGGCATACGCTTTTAATGGTGTACCATCTGTATCATTTGCAACTGCTTGAATAGCATCATCCATGCTTTTACGGTTCTTATTTAAAATAACCGTTTCGCCCGCCGCAATATTTTTATTTTTATCTGAATCTTTTAAAAAGCTACCGTTTACATCTTCTCGGTATTTAATTAACTGCGCTTCTGTTTGTATGCTGTCAACTTCTGTTGCGTAGTTATAGTTGGTTTGCTCATAAGTAAGTTCCTTAATCTTTTTGAAAGTTTCAGACTCGCTAATGGTATCTACTAGTCCGGCCTGAACAACATGCTCTTTTGCGGCTTCATAATTTTTACTTTTTACGTTACGGTCTATACCTGTCTGCAATACAGCAACATTATGTTCTTTTTGAAAGCCAAGTAACTGCGTTGTATTTATACGTTTACGTTGGTTTAAGTTTCTGTCTGCTGCTTCATTAATAAGCTTTTTAGCAAGCGGAGTTGTTGCTTGCTCTAATGCCACCTGACGAATTTCACGTTCTTGCTTTTCAAAACTAGTTTGCCCGTTCAGCCATACACCTTCATTCTTTCCTGTGTCTTCATTAACGGTGTACGATTTTAGATTTTGCTGTAATTCATCTAAGCTTTCATTGTAGTTAAGTAACCCTGTTTGCATTTGTGTAACAGACTCTTGCTTGTAATACGCTTCACCGGCATCACCTACAAGCTTACCTACTGTTTTTAAGCCTTGCGCTTTAGCATTTCCAATGCGCAAGTAATCCATCGGATCAACTTTTGCCAATGCTTCGCGTTGCTTATAATTTATACTAGGTAATTTCATTTATTTATCTTCGCGTACGCGCTACCAAAAGATGAAACCGCAGAAGCATACGAACTAGTTGCTGCGGCGTTTGCCTGCATAGCCGCAACTTGCCCACCCATACGAGTAACTTTTGCACGACTTCTACCTTGCTTGCCCATAAACCCTAAGTCGGTTGCAAAGTTGCGCTTCATTTCTTTTAAATATGTAAAAGCAGAATTACCTAATGCATCACCTGTTAACTGATCGCCATAACTTTTTTCTGTTGATGTTGCTTGATAAATAGGTGTTTCATATTCTCCCGTTGCAGGGTTTAATTCTTTCTGTGGTGCGTTTCCTGAGTAATCATTATTTGTAGTGAACCCAGTTCTATTTCTTGTAATATCTGCACCGCCCTCACTAAAACTAACTCGATTAATCTTGCGCGCATCAAATTTAAAACCACTGGCACCAATAATGGCTTTGGCCATACCTAACGTTTGCCCTTGAGAACGCCGAAGCTGATCGATATTCGCCGCCGTTTCTTCTTCAATAGAAAACGCATTTTGTTCTGCCGCACTTTGCGCTTTGCTACCGGCTGCGCGCTGCGCATCACCTGCTTGCATTGCCATAATGCCTGCAAATATTGCTGTCTCTATCCCCATTACGTTAACCTCTTGATGTAATTTGACTCGCTATGCGTAAAGCCAAGTTCCTTTAATGTGTTTGAATAATCACGGTGACTCATCACACTCATTACCATTGTATTAACGCCATTAAGTGCAAATTCTTTTTCAACAAACTCAATTAACTTTTTAGCAGTACCATTTTTACGGTTAGGTTTATAAATAAATAATGAATCATGCAATGCATGAATAACATTAGAAGAATGTAATGTCTCACTTACTAGGAATGTTGCGTAACCAACTAGTTCGCTATCAACAATCGTGCGCACTGTAAACAATCTCAAATAATCTTTATCATTTAACATTGCATACTTATCCCAATCGGGGGCGTAATTTGTTTCTGGCGCGCAGTTTGCTTCACGCCAACTCAATTCAGTTAACGGTTTAATTTCTTCAATTAATTCATCTGTAAAATGTTCTTCTGTAAAATAATAATTCATGGTAAGTCTTGCCCTATTATTCCAAACAAATTTAATACCTCAAGCTTTACTGGCAAATCTTGTTCTATTGTTATTTGTGCTTTACGAGTACGCCCTAAATCTGTTACTTGCACATCTTCTGTAGCGTTAGGCTCGACCTCATTCATTGGTGTTGATGGTCTGCGTGTTGGGGGGCGTATACCGTTGATTATCGGTATGGCAGAATCTACTAAGCGCACATAAATTTTTGCCCAGTGCTTTAAGTTCCCTGAACCTGAACCCTGCGCAGAACCAACATCAAGCGGCAATGTCTTTACACGTTTAGGATAATTTAATCCAACAACCGCAGTGTTGCCCATATAATCTAGTGTAATTTTCCCTGCGGTTACTATTTTTTCTGGATGCACTGCACCATCTACTCGAATGCTTACTGTCAATCCTTCAAGGTGATCTAATCCTGAAACAACATTTCCCACTTCAATAGATTTAATTAGAGCACTATCTAACTCAGCTCTTGTGCCAAACGTTTCAACGCCCGCAATTAATGTAGTTATTCCATTGGTTTGTTTTAGCGCGCCAACAACAGCGGAACCAAGTTCGCCGTTGATAACTGCCATAGATATAATAGGAGCAGAGCCAAAATTGTATAAAGACCAACCTAATGATTTTTGAGAACGATCATAAGTGCATACAGCTACGGTGCCATCTTTTAGTAAGCATAAAATTAAATTATCTGGGTCGCGCGCAAAATGAACTTCTTTAATACCCGCCGCAGTAATGTGTTGAGCAATCCATGTTACGTCTGGTGAATACCACCCTTGCTGAAAGGTATCGAATGTTAAGCCGCGTAATTTTTTACGATCAGGTGAAACATAAAGAATTTGATCGCCTATATTTTCTCCCTGCAATAACCCTGCGCTGCCATAAGCGGATTGTTGACGAATATCAACATCGGCGGGAATAATAACGCCACCCTGCGCAGCAATTTTAAACTCACCTAAATCGGTTCCCATCATCAAATCCTTTTGACCTTTCATCCATTCGATTTCACCTGACGTAGCCAACTCAAGTTGTAGCGCATCACTTGCTTGAGCCGTACCTAAATCAAAGTTGTAATAATCGCCAGATTGACTTGCCCAAAGTGCCTGCAATGCCGAAGGGGTTCTTGCTAACCACAATCTACTTTGAAATATAGTTACTACCGCAGGGTAATTTGTGCCTGTCCAACTTGCAGGGGGCGAAGTAAAAAGTATATCTGATAACTGAAAATCAACTACGGGGAATAACACCAGTTGCTTAGGCGCATGATTACCATGAACGATAATAAGCGCATCTTGCGAAGTTATCATTTCATATTGAATATCGTCTAAGTCATTGGCGGCATAAGGCGTTACTAATTCTGTCGTAAGACCATCCGCTCTAAACCGTGGAAAGATAACAATAGCCGAAGTGTTGCTGCCCCCTGCATTTGTAAGCTTAATCCAATTGGTTGCTGTTGTAGGTGTTACTGCAATAGAAAAATCACCTAGAGCTGTAACTGTTGTATTAAGAATATCGTTTAAACCAACAGCCGTACCAATCTCTATTAATAATGCGCCATCACCTGAAAGTGTTCCGCTAATGGTATGAGGTAAGCCAATATTTGCAGCCACTATAGTTTTAGCTTGTTGCTGCAATGCACCAATAGCGGGGCCGCTGCCATTATTTAAGCTTGCCGCACGAAGCTCATGCAAAAAAGTAACGCTACCACTTCCCGCTGACTCATCTGACCAAAAATCAAACTCATTAATAAAAGCCGGATCATATAATAATTCTTGACCACCAATATCAATGTGTCCGCTTTCGTTATGAATGCGAAGATAAAATGGCCCCAACTCAATTAAATAACTTTGTCCACGGAAAATATTAAAAGGTAGAAACCTAATATTATCAGTGTCCTTTAACGTAGAAATATAAAATGAACCACCGCGAGATACCGTAGGCCCATGCGCTAACGCTGTCATATTAAGCAATTCTGCGGCTCCATTACGATAAGTATCACTTTGCGTATTACCAAATAACCGAGGGGTGATTTCTCCTGACGAAAAACCATATTGAATAGGCTGCAACTTCATCATGTCCGCGAATCCCCTTCTTCAATAATAGCTATTGCAATATCATAAGAGCTAATTGCAAGTTGCTTCTGAAAGGTGTTTCTTTTGTTTTTAGCGACAAGAGATACTTCGGCACGACTTGATTTGTTAGACAATAGAGCACCCATTGCTGCCACTGCAATATTGTGAACTAATTTACGATCAGCTCTAGGAATAGGCACCGCCGCGCACCCCCGTTAAAACTTGTGAATCTATTATGTCTGACTTGCCCTGCAACCCATCGGTAGCAGACGCAGTGTATAAGTAAGCTAAATATTTACGCTCCATTGCAGCGAGTAATTCTTTTGACTCGGTGAGAGGAATAGCTATTTCCATAGCAATGCGCGCAGCTAATGCCTGAATAAAATTAGGAGGGAATCTTGATGGATCAACAATTCGTACAATAGTTTTAAGATAAATTACATCCTTATCGCAAACGATTCTATTTTCTTCTCGCCGCCAATCTAAATCATTTGTACCATTAGGTTTGCTTGCGCTACCTGACACCTCAAGAACAGTAATAATATCTGGCGAAAGAGTAAACTGTTTACCATAGCCCCACTCAGGAACATTAACTTCGGGCGTTAAACGAAAACGCCTTGTTGCAAATGTCCACGCCATAGTTTCTAAAACGCTGTCGCGTGATAGCTCGTAGTTTGCCTTGCACAATATAGCCTCAGTTGAACCATCATCTAATGAAATAATTAGATTTCCGGCCAACCAACTCAAAGCAAGATTACAAATTGTAACTTCTGACGCGGCCATGTCGCTTACTCAGAAAATGACTTGGCAAGCTTGCTTTTACTTTTGCTTGCCTTGTCTTTTTCTACTGGATCATCTGACATGTAGCCTTCAATAATACTTAAATCTATCTGCAAACTACCTGAGATAAATTCAGCATTCTCACCTTGCTCTGCCAATTTTTTAATGGCGATAACATCTGTTCGATTTGCGCCTGCTTTCATTTTATTATCCTTCTTTAGTTGTAGAACTTATAATGATTAAGGTACGCCGTTATTCACACACCAAAACTCGTAAAGCATGTCGTTTAATGCGCCGGTATAACCTTTGCCAGTTAAATAACTAAACCACATATCATTTAATTGCCCAGAAGCAATGCCGCGAGCTATTAAAAATTCATGCTCGGCATCACGCAAATCAATACTTACTGCTCCATTTGCTTGGTAGTAAGCAAGTAGCGCATCATTAATCTGCGAGCCACCTGTTGCCGTTAATATGCAATCATTTAACTGAGGCATTAGGCGGCACTCAATACATCATCAAGTAAATGGTCGAGTAAAGACTCAACCGCCGTAACAAGATTTAATGTTGAAGCGGGGGAATTATCAAACGTATCAGAATAAACAATTGAAACGTCTGCTTCGGACGGAATGCCTGCCGCTCCCGCTTCTTGAACGGTAACGCCTTGCTTGCCTATTTCTAAAGTTGTTGTAACAAAAATATAGTTGGTTGCAACAGCGGGAAGTTTAAAGCCGTCTTCAACAAGAACTTGAAGTAAGTCGAATAAACGTAAACGAATCTCACTTTGTCGATGAAGGGCTACCGTATTGCCATAAATAATTGCAATGTTACCCGCACCTACATCTGCATACGTGGCAATTGCTTTAATAGCGATTGAATCATGGGTTAAGCCATAAGATGTAACTAATCCTTGAGCCATAATGTTTTCTCCATAGGAAAATGGGGAGGTAAGATTACGCTCCCCACCAAGACCGAAGCTTTTACACTAACGAATCTTTCAAATGCCAATGAACGATCTGTTCATCTTCTACGCGAACCGCGCCCCATGTGCCGTAGCAATACACGCGCCATGCAAATGAAATACTTGGATCTTCTGCAACACGTACAGAAATATCGTTATTCATTTGTAAGCCTAATGCGCGACGAGTCATTGCGAAGCAAGATATTTCACCGGCAGCAGGTGCAAGTAAACGAGTAGAAACAATCCAATCAAAACCCATCCAAGCGCGAACAAAACCATTTGTCGCTAAGGCTTTTACGTTGACGTAATCGCTTGAAGTGTATTCAGTGAGTTGTTGCATCTTACGAAGTTGTACAGGGCCAATAATCATGTACTTTGTTTCTTCGGGGTCGATGTCGTTTTCCATGAACTTTTCGTAAACCGCAGTCACGCCGTCATAAGTGAAAACACCTAAGCCGTTACCAACTTTTTGCCCCGCAGGGAAAGGTTGTGCAACATTGGCACCATCCAACGCGGTACCCGTAGCGGCGGCAATGATTGAATCATCTTGAGCGCGCTTCATTGACATTGCCAAAGAGTGAGCAATGTTGGATTGCGGATCAACGAGCATTTGAACTGGATCTTCTTGTTCTACCGTATCGCCTACATGGAATGTAGTTGCAACGGAAACTCGACGAGTCCATGCGGAATCATTTTCAGGCGTAGCAACACGCGCCGCAGTTTTAGCAACCGCAGTATTTTGCCCCATTAATTCCCAGTTATGTTTTTCAGAAGAAACACCGCGTTCATCTACGCACATACGCAAACGCGCCTGACGTTGTTGAGCAAGATGTCGAACGATGTTTTCAAACGTCTGGATATAGACGTTACTAATTGAAATAGCCATTTGAGTAGCTCCTTTAAAAGTTATTAAACTTTCGTCGAAGCTACCCCTGCACCATTGCGGGACTAATGACTTTATTCTTTAACGTGAATAATGTACGTGTTCTGTCTGGACGGGAATCCCGTTACCCAATAACCGCAATATAGACCAGATTTGCTATGCTCGCAACTTATCCGTGCCTACTTCCATATCAGGGTGCGCTAATTTTGTTAATGATACGACTTTATCTACCGCATCCTTGTGTGATGGATCTTGCGCAACCCAATATGCATGTTCCTTATTATTAAGGATTTCATCCAAACGTTCTTTAGCTTCTGCGGGTGCCAGTACGTTTGGACGACCTATTGTTTCTTCAATTAAATTACTTGAACCCTCTTTACCAAAACGTTCGGCAATCGAATTAAATGCCTTAACTATCGGCGCGCCTGCTAAATTAATATCTTCAACAACATCACCAAAATATTTAGAACGAATGGCTTCTGCTTTTTCAATGTTCTGATCAAAAGCTGCGTTCGCTCATACCCTGTTGATGTGACTCAAGTTGACCTTGCGCCACACCTACGCTTGACGCGGTATAATCCTTAACGACACCTTCATATTGTTTTTGCGTTAAGCCATTTTTAAATGCAATGTCTTTAAAGTTGCCCGCTAAGGTTTCATCTAAAATAATGCCTTCGGGTGCCTCTAATTCAGGAGCAACATATTTTTCTTTCTCTTCCGGTCTACCCATTTGCTGATAAAACGAATCCATTACCGCATCATCTTCAAAATCAGGCTTGCGCATTAATGATGGCACCTTACTCATAAGGCGTTCATCAAACTCCTTCAATACATCGGCACTAGCCTCTTGCGTAGGTATGCGAATTGATTGTCCCATCATTGAGCGCATGTTGCTCATCTGAGTCCAAAACGAATCGCTATCTTTTGCATTTTTTACTTCATCCCAATCCTTAATTGTTTCGGGTAAGCTATCCTTCCATGTTACTGCATCATCTTCATCAAACTCAGCGCAATACTTTTGTTTCATGTGGAACATCATTATCTTCCTCTATCATGGTTAAAATATTGGTTGCCATTGTTCGCAACCCATCGTTAAAAGCAGTGGAATAAGGATCATTGGGCACATGCGCTTGACGCTTTGCATAAAAATTTAAGTCTTCTATTATGCGTTCACCATGCGCACCACTTAATGCAAGCCGCCAAGCGGATTGAAGTCTGTCGGTTTCTTTATTGTCCACTGGCTGCTCCGGCTTGAACTACATTCAAGTCTGCCTGCGATCCATCTTTCATTGCACCGGCTAACGCCTGCGCTTGTTCCATTTGTTGTTGTTGCTGTTCAGCTTGCGCCCGCGCTTCACGTAATTTCTTAACGTCTGCTTCGGTTTTTAATATCTCGCTCGGAACACCAATGCGCTCCGAATACATGCGGATCAACTTATCCCAATCAATCGTATCAATGACTTCTGGCGCAACAGAAGCAATCTGCCCTAAGTTAGCTAATAAGCGTTCCGTACTTTGCACATCATTCATTTTTTGTACGCGAGCAAGTGGCCCCATGTATTCAATATCAAGTTCATCAATACTTTCTGCCACTACTGCGGGCATTTCAGGCAATCGTCCCTCACGAAACAATGTCCAGAAGCCACGTTTAATCAAAGGATCTAATCCATCGGCACGAATACGACCGGCAACAGGGCCAAGTACACGTTGGATAAATTCATAACGCGCATTAACTTCCGTTGCCGTCATAGCGGGAGAGTCTTTTAACACTAACTGACGTGTGTGAAATGAATTTTGAATCGTTTCGATTAAATGCTCACGCTGCAATTCAGACACATCAAAACGTGCGCCCGACTCATAAGGACGAATGCCATTAATATCGCGAACAACCGTTACGCTACCGGCACTTAAATTCAAATCACCAATAATGCCGCGTTGTTGCGTTAACGTTGGTGGATCAATTGTTTTCTCTGCGGACTTTAATACCAGTTCAACAAGTTTGTTTAAGGTACGAATATCTGAGATAACATTAATAGCGGGGCTATCGCCAAACTTGGTGCCCGCTGCCTTACCCCACCGCATTACATAAGCAGGCATTTCATAGTAACCACTTTTTTCTTTGGTTAACTCTTGTGCTGTTTTTGCTAATATATAGCGTTCTTCATAGGGCCGTGCTTCGGGGGCAAGATCATCTGACACATCAGCATCTTTATTTTCAGGACGTAAGCGTATGCAGTGAATAACTTCATGCGGAACATTTGCAGTTGCGGCACCTTCGGCTTGTTCGCGTATTGTGTCTGGAATAGTATCTGGATACTTTTCTAGTAACTGCAATGCCGTGTATTTTTTATAACGATAAATACCCGTTAACTTTCCGTCCCATCCTTCTTCAAAATAAATTTCACGCGCCATTGTTGCTTTAAATACAAAGCCACCTTCGCCATCTGACTCATGTAATAAGATAGCAGTGCCGTATGAAACTAAATCGAGATAGCACTCTGCTATTTCTAAATTAAAGTTCGACTCATTAATGGCGTAATACAAGATACGTTCGCATTCTTCTAGCCAAACTTTTGCTTCATGATTTTTATTCATTTCTTCTGTACGGAAACGTAAACCAAACCATCGACCGCTTGCGGTTGTTAAGTTTGAATGAATAGAACTTGCCAGTAAGCGCGCAGAAACAACCGCAGTTGAATCAAATAATTCTCGGTGAGTCCAATTAACTGACTCTTCATAATCACTTTCTTTTTCAAAGAAGCGACCACGATTAGGCATAACATAATGGCTAATCACTTCCCAAGTAGTATCAAGGTTTCTACGTTCTGCCTCTAGCGCACGGAACCGTGCAACAATCTCTTCTGGTCTCATAATATTCCCCTTACCAATTCATTGAGCGGTTTACGGTAATGTTTTGACCATTACCAAATAAGTTATCCGTTTCATCTACCCACCCTGTAGCAAGAACACGAAAAGCATCCGCGCCATGCGAAGCCCAGTTATGTGTTGGTGAATTACGGTAACGTTTCATACGGTCGTCCCATGCGCGCTCATAACCAAACAAGGCTTCAATGCCTTCACTGGTACCGGCTTCATGAAAAGTACATCGAGGGAGAAGTGCGCGAACGGCTTCAATACCGTCTTCAACGTGTAAGCGAGGAACAACAGTAAAATCCAAACCCATATCAAAAGCCAACTCTTTACGAGTGCGGCCTGTTTCATAGGAGCGAACTTCAATATCGTGAGGTGCGAGGTGTTCTAAATAATTATAATTTCGAGATAAAACATAGCTAACATGATCGGTTAAGGGTTTATTTCTTTCTTCGTAGTATTCGATAACGCGAGGGCCACCTTCATACGGCTGAACAAACCAAACACTTGTCGCATCATGAATACCCAAATCCCAAGCAGTAACAACAGGACGCGAAGGATCATAAGGGTAATGACCAACGCAACTAGGATCGTTTTGTCTAAGTTGACCGATAATGTCTGCATAGTAGGCTCCAATGTTGCCTGCATCAAATGAGTTATAAAATTCTTGCTGTACTAATTCAGGTGGCATACCCGCCGCAATCTCTTCATCAATGTCTTCTTGAGTTATTAACGGCGTACCATCTGCTCGCCTTGATTGCGTAATATCTATTTCACTATAATAATAATCTGGATTACCTAGTTCGCTTTCACGCAAACCTACTTGACGCATATCGTAACCATGATTATGACCACGCGGCGTATAAATAAAAACAGCCCAACCGCCGTTCTCAACTAAGATAGGTCTAAAATAATTATAAGCCTGCGGGTTCTGTAATGAGTATTCACTAAAAACAATACCGCGCGGATTTGTTCCCATCCATGAATCATAAGCATCACTACCGCCTAGTTGAATCGTTGAACCGTTAATCAATTCGATTAACATATCCTTTTCATACTTCTTCTTAATTAACTGTTGCGGTATATGATCTATAAATTTTATACCATCACTACCAATGCCCTGCCAAATAATTTTTTTAACTTGTGTCTGCTCTGGTGCCATATACAAGTAGTTTCCTACTTCCTCTAT